GGGGCGGCCTCCCCTCTCCGGGTCGCCCCCGCCCTCCCAAAAAGTGAAAGGAGGACATAAAAATGGCAGTAACAAGAATAGGAAGTTTAGAAAATCGGTTTATAGGGCTTTCCACCGACACGAAACCAACCACCTGTCAGATCGGCGCGACATTCCTTGAATATGATATGCAGAGGCTTTTCGTGTCCCCGGACGGTGGTACAACCTGGACACTCAAAACCCCCTCGGACCTCCTGACGGTCAAGAAGGTTATCAATCTCAAGCAGGCGGCGGACTCTTATGACCTCTTCACAGCCACCACGCAGAACGTCTTTATCGATTTTCTGACGATCGTCATCCCAGCAGACCTGACCGCAGAGGAAAACCTGACCTCGATATCCATTCAGTCAACAGACGACCCTCCTGTTGAATTTATCAGCGCAACGGCGGGGGCACTGGCGAACCTGACCGAAGGGAAGCACTTGCAGTATTCAGGCCCGGCGGTAGTGGCTTCAACAAAGAAAATACAGCTCACTATTGCGGGCGGGGCAACGGCGGATGACTGCAACTGTCTTGTGTATGTATCATACAGGCCGGTTGTCGATGGTGGTTATCTGGCTGCGGCATAGGAGGCTATCATGGCAGACGGAAATGGGTTCGTAATCACTAAAGACACTTGGGAGCGCACCCCTCAAGAACAACGTGACTGGATCATGTTTGAAACTATCCAGAGCATGAACGACCGCCTGAAAGTTCTGGAACGCTGGAACAAGGCCCTTTCCTTTGCCGGCGGCATTATTGGCGGCATTGCGACGGTTATCGTGACGAGGTTTTGCTGATGAATCTAAAAGAACGCATAAAACAGGAAGAGGGCTTGCGAACGAAGCCCTACCTTTGTCCTGCCGGGAAAAGGACAATCGGGTACGGACATAATCTCGAAGCCGCCCCACTGCTTCACCATATCGCAGTGTTCTTCGAGAATAACGGCTGTATCATGCCCCACATGGCAGAGGATCAGCTTGACCATGACATTGACGTTGCGGAAGCGGTGGCAAGACGGCTCTTTGTTGGATTTGATGAACTGTCAGAGGCCCGGAGGAATGTCTTGACGGATATGGCCTTCAACATGGGGGAGGGCACACTGTCCAGGTTTGCAAAGCTCCGGCATAATGTGGCGATCAAAAACTATGAGCAGGCCGCAAAGGAGATGCTGGACAGCCGATGGGCGAAGCAGGTTCCGAACCGGGCGCAACAACTTATTAACCAGTGGATTGAAGGATGATTACAGGCAGGGTCAGACAGAAGGAAGAGGATCGAAAGGCCAAGCGGCAGAAGAGGAAGAAGAGGGGTAAGAAGAAATGAACATCAAGGAAGAGGTTATAGACTATAAATACAGCCGCCTCCTTGCTCCCTATCGGTACAAGAGCACGGTCTTAGGCTGTACGGTAACGGTCCCGAAGGGCTTTGTTTATGACCATGAATCGGTCCCGATCATAAAAGGAACCTCTCACCGCGGCGGCCTGATTCATGACTACCTGTGCCGGATTGACTCAAAGCCAGTTGTCACAAAGAAACAGGCGGCAGATGTGTACCTGGAAGTCATGGAGTTTCGTGAAAATCCCTGGTGGCGGCGATACGTGAAGTATTGGGTTGTCCGCTTTGCCTTTGGCTATTTCCACAAATTCAAGGTCATGGCAACGTATGAGGAGATTACGGCATGAGAATCACCACGACAACAGCCCCGGAATCTGAGCCAGTCACGCTCACGGAGGTCAAGAAGCATCTCAGGCTTGCCACCACGGATGCGGAGGCGGCGGCGTATACCTCTGAAGATGACCTATTGAACCGACTCATAACAGTTGCCCGGACACAGGCGGAGCAGGAAACAGGCCGGGCCTTTATCACGCAGACCAAGACTTATTATCTTGATGCGTGGCCGGATGAGACCTTCATCAAGATTCCGTATCCTACGTTGCAATCGGCAACAGTAACCTACCGGCTCGAAGACGATGACGATTACGACGAAACGCTCTCGACGGTGGACACGGATACTGTGAGCGAACCGGGGCGGCTGGTATTGCAACCGAATGAATCATGGCCGTCTGATGCTCTCTACACAGACAGGCCGATAAAGATTGTATTCGACTGCGGGTACGGGGATGCGGCGGCAAATGTGCCGGAGAATATCAAATCTGCAATCCTCCTGAAGATCTCTGACCTGTACGAGAACCGGGGGGAAGTCGTTATGGGGGTGAGTGTGAGCAAGATAGCTGATGCCGTTGACAGTTTACTTCGGCAATATAGGATATTTACGGAGTTTGATTGATGAGAGCGGGCCGCATGGATAGAATAGTGACCCTGAAAGAAGTGGTCACAACTGAAAACGACTTCGGGGAGCAGATTGAGACCTTGATTGAACTCGTGAAAGTCGGATCCGAGATTACCACCGGAACCCTGACGGCGGGGACGCTCTATCAGATCACGGCGACAGAGGAAGATCACTTCGGATCGGGGGTTGTAGCATACGACACCTTTACCGCGGTGGGAACTGAGACATGTGACGATAACAACAAGGTTAAACCCGTGACCCTCCCCGCTACGGTGTGGGCGGAGCGGCTGGAATTGAGGGGAGATGAACGGTGGAACGCTCAACAGGTGGTAGCCGGTATCTCATGCAAATATCGTATAAGATACCGGGATGATGTGGGGCCGATGGATGTGGTTATCGATGCAGATAGTAGAGAGTACGATATATCGGCGGCTTTAGAGTTGGGACGGAAAGAAGGACTGGAATTGATTGTATCAGCGAGGGGTGAATAATGGCACAACCCGCTTTTAAATTGACAGATCAATCGGGCGTCTATGCCATAGAAAATAAGGTTAATGGCAAAAGGTATATAGGGTCTGCTATCAATATAAGGCGTCGCTTTATTGAACATAAAAGCCCTCTCAGGCGTGGAATACATTGGAATAAATATCTCCAAAGGGCATGGAATATGTACGGTGAGGAATCATTCGATTTTTACCCTGTTTTGTTTTGCGACAAATCAAACCTTATTTATTTTGAACAGAGGGCAATTGATGCCATAGACGCATCCAATCCTAAGGTCGGATATAATCTCCGTCCTAAAGCAAGAAATAATTTTGGGATGCGGCATAGTGCTAAAAGCAAAGCAAAGATAGGGGACGCTATGAGAGGCAGCAAGAACCACAACTATGGAAAACCAATGCCGGAAGATACAAAACTGAAATTATCAAAGGCGAAGATAGGTAAATATGCCTTAGGCAATGCTTATCATGCAAAAGCGATTGTAGATACTTGGAATAAAGCAACCTATTCTTGCATTAAAGAAGCGGCTGCAAAAACTGGTTTACCACCAGCATCAATCAGGGAATGGGCGTCCGGCATTAAAAGAAGCGAAAAGTATCATGGAAGATTCATTTTTGCTGACAAGAAATACCGTCCTAAAATAGAACCGAAAGGAAGACCGATTGGGAGCAAGCACCCATTGGCGCGTAGGGTTGTTGATACATGGACAGGAAAAATATTTGGAACAATTAAAGAAGCTGCTGAAGAGAATGATTTTGATCGCAACATAGTAAGGGATTGGATTGTCGGTCGTAGACCTGGTGGAGTCAATAAAGGAAGATTTAGATATGCAGAAGATGTGGGGAAATAATCAATGTCTAATAAGGCATTTACATTTAAAATAACTGGACTCCAAGAATGTATGAATGCTTTAGAACAATTGCCGACTGTTTCCATGAAGCGTGGAGTCGTGCGTAATGCTCTGAAAAAAGCGGCTGTACCTGTCAAGGATCGGGCAAAAGAAAACGCTAATGGAATTCCGATTGAAAATCCCGGCGTGATAGCCGATTCCGTAAAGATCGGGACGAGCATCAAGAAATCACAAAGGAAAAAGACGGACAGGTCACGAGTGACGGTATATGTCGGAAGCTCGCACCCATTAGCGCATCTTTTCGAGTTCGGGACGGCGAAGCGATTCACGAAAAAGGGCGCACGGCGCGGATATATCACGGCAACGCCTTTCTTGCGGCAGGCATGGGAC